TCTTCCGCACTCGCCTCAATAGCTGCGTTCCAAATGGCAATACACATCATGCCGTGGGTATAATTTTGATCATCCAAATACTGCTGGTATAGGGCTTCGATTGTTTGTTGTGGGCTCTTTCATATCTTCTTCAAATAAGGGTTAGGAGATGGTCGCAGCAGGATAGCCTGGTATTGCTTTTTTGAGAGCCTTTTCTTTTTTCTCCAAATCGTCTTTGATAAGTATTTCTACATACTCACTAAACTTGCCACGAAGTTTTAAATTCTTTGCTTCTTCTTGACCCGCTTTCTTAATACGGTCGTCAATATTTATTGTTGCTGTTGTTATCATGGCAGTAAAGGTAAATACTTTATATTTAAGATGCAAATAAAAAAACTTTATTATTTATTTGTTTTGTAAATATATATCCCCTACCTTCGTCATTATTAATCAACTAAAAAATGAAAATATCTTTTAAGACAAATAAGCCAGTGGGGAAGTACAGGGCATTTAGTAATCAAACGCATGACATAAAAGTAAGTGGAGTTTGCGTTGGTCAAATTGATAATGAAGATTATACAATACGCCTTATGGTGTTAAAAAACCATATATACACAGACAATAATCAAAACTGTCCGTGGGTATGGCTTAAATTGAAAGCTAAGCCTATATCATTGGATAATGCAAAGCAGTTTGTAAAAGAAGAGTTAAAAAGTATATTGGAAAAAAATAACATACAATTAAACGGAATTTAATCAACTAAAAAATAGATATGAAAACGAAAGTAAAATTGGAAACGGAGAAAGAGGTGTCAGTAACCGACCTTAAATTAAATGACCATATAGGATGGGTGGATAATCACGGTGGTAAATGGCAGGTTGTTATTACATTAGGTGGTAGGGTAAATTCCATTTCGGGCGACCATCCAACTTATCAAGATGACTACCAACTCGCAAGGTCTAATGATAGCAAGTCATTAATGGATATGTTTGAGTTTTGCACCGTTAAAGAACTGTTTGTTTTCACCACCCGTAAAGAACTATACCAATGGCTGGCAGAGTAGATACACCCAAAGAGGTAATCGCCGCCACCATCGGACGCGATTACCAAAAACCCAAACTTAACCCGCCTGCCATCGAATACGCGCCGGTTAAAATGCACAACCCAGGACTGTTTTGGATGGGGTTGGTGAAGCAGGGTAGAGAGAGAATATTATAAACAAATAAATAGCATGACAACAAAAAACACCGCTGTACAGACAGCACAACCAACAACCCCAGCAGTAGTTAAGCCGAAAGACTTTTTTAGCCGCGATGATGTAAAGGCAAAATTTACTGATTTGATGGGTAAAAAATCACAGGGTTTCATAGCATCCGTACTGCAATGCGTAGCGCAAAATCAATTACTTGCAAAAGCTGACGTAAATAGTATATATCAATCTGCTATGATGGCAGCAACGTTAGATCTGCCAATTAACAATAACCTGGGCTTCGCTTACATCATCCCCTACAACGAAAAGGTTAAAGGCGTTAACGGGCAACCTGATACATGGAAAAACGTTGCACAGTTTCAGCTTGGGTACAAGGGCTTCATTCAGCTTGCCCAACGTAGCGGACAGTTTAAAACCATTTCAGCTACGCCTATATACAAAGGCCAGTTGATAGCTAACAACCCGCTAACAGGTTTTGAATTTGATTTTAGCGTAGTACCTGACGGTGAGCCTGTAGGATATGCAGCGTTCTTTAGCCTTTTAAATGGATTTGAGAAAACTTTGTTTATGAGCCGTAGCGAATTATCATCGCATGGATCGCGTTACTCTAAGACCTTTAAATTCGGTGTGTGGAATAATAACTTTGATGCAATGGCCTTAAAGACAGTTACTAAGTTGCTGTTATCTAAATATGCGCCATTGTCAATAGAAATGCAAAAGGCGGTTAACTCAGATCAATCAGTTATCAATAACGCAGAAACCGAAGATGTTACTTACATCGATAATTCAGCCGAAGAAATTAACAAAGAAAACGAGCGTTTCGGTTTAATGGTTGATGACTGCAAAACCATCGAAGAATTACGGGCAATGGAAAGCCATATCAGCAATGATGTGCAAGCTGATTTATTTAACCAACAACTAAACGCTTTATCATAATGGATTTTAGTAAACACTTATTCAGGTGCTCCAGTTTGGGGCATCTGATGACGGATGCACAGGGTAAAACAAACATGGAACGTTATAACGATGCTGTTGCAAAGCTTCAAGAGTTAATTAACAACGAACCTGCCAAATACAACCAGGACGGTAAAACTCCATCTAAGATACACGAAAAATGGATTGAACGTTGCGCTAAGCAGGGTATTCTTGTTGGCGAACTTCAGGACATCCGTTTTGAAGTAGAACTATCCGAAACCGCCAAAGTCCACTTATCTGACATTCACACCCAACTAACAACTGGCAGGCGAACCGATATAACTAATAAGTACATCGAAAAAGGATTGCTTGTAGAAGAAGATGGTATTACGGTTTACAGCCGAAACAAAAAGAAGTTCTTTAAGAAAAACGAAACACACCTGAAGAACCTGTTTATCATGGGTACGCCTGACATTTTTGAGGGCGCAAGCATTCACGAGGCTACGAGTGTACCCGACATTAAATGCTCATGGGATCTATACACTTTTAGGCGCACGTTAGTAAAGAAAATCAACCCGATGTATTGGTGGCAGCTTCATGGTTATATGTGGCTTACAGGGGCTAAAAATGCGCCTCTTGCCTATTGTTTAATTAATACTCCAGAGCCGTTAATACAAGCGGCTGAAAAATCAATGTGGTATAAATTAGGCTGCCCATCTGATGATGATGCAAACTTCATAGATGCCTGTAAGGAGTTGCGTAAATCTATGGTATATGATGACCTAGCATTAAACGAAAGGCTATTAGAATATGTTATTGAACGCGATGAAACCCTTTATAATCAAATAGAGGGCAAGGTTATCGCTGGGCGTAAATACTTGCAATGGCTGGATGATGAACTTACTAAAAAACAAGCGGCATGAGCAACATTCGCTACCTAACCTCCGACACCCGCCTCACAAAACGGGGCAGCGAAGTAACCTTGATAAAAGGACCCGATATAAGCGGCGTTTGTATTATTCATAACGGGAAAGAGATGCACTCGTGTCGGGTTGAGATATTGAGTGAGGTGCCGGTTGTGGATGTGATAGTGGAGATTGCTTTACCTGTAGATTTATTTAATCAGATATGAAGAGAATACCATTAATATCATTTTCTGGAGGTGTTGAAAGTAGTACAATGTGTTTGCTTTATGGTAAAGGGGCTAAAGCCATTGTTTGTGACACTGGCGATGAAGAACCAGAGATGTATGAGCGTTGGGATTTTGTAGAGAATGCAATGAAAGTTATACATGATGGTGATTTTGAACTCATAAGAATCAAACCCTATGGGATAGCTAAAGGTCAGGAATTTAACAGTTTAATAGAATTATCATTAATTTGGGGGATATGGGCAAGTCCAATGCGACGGTTTTGCACATTAAAAACAAAAATAGAGCCTATTGATAATTATTTAAAAGGATTAGGTGAATGTGAATTAATGATAGGGCTTAATGCAGATGAAATAAATTTGAGAACTGGTAATTTATCAACTCTGAAAAATGTTTTATATACCACCCCATTAGCTACCGATGGCTATTCTCGTCAAGATTGTATTGATAAACTTAAAGAATATGGTTTAGAGCCTAACTTCCCTCCTTATATGCAGCGAGGTGGATGCCGTAAGTGTTTTTTTAGAGGTAAAAAAGAGGCAAAGGCTAAGTATTTTTTTAACAGAGAAGGTTTTTTAGAAGATCAACAATTTGAAATAAAACTAAATGAAATTGGCACAAGAAAAATTACAAAGTCTGGGCGTAAAAAGTTTTACGGTATAAATTCAGCCTTCCCATCTGGATATCAATCTATCATAGACGAATGCGAAGAAGAAATAGCGATGTTCGGACTCGATGAAATGAAATCGCAATATAAAAATATTACTGAACACAAAACATGCGGCGTATTTTGCCACAGATAAATAAGCCTTTTATGACCCTACACGCAGAACAAACCAACATTATGAAAACAGAAAACAATAGTATAATACGCCAAAAGCCAAGCCCATTAGTTTGGGTTGGTTTATTCGGCAGCGGAGAACGAGTAAGCGAAGAAAAGAGCGACATTGCCATTATTGATATGGTATGTATTGAATTTAACGTATCACACAAGGTGTTAACTGGATTAAGCAGGTTTAGGGAGATAGTATTACCCAGGCAAATAGCTATGTTCTTATTACGAAGATATACCGGCATGAGTTTAAAACATATCGGCACTATATTCAATCGAGATCACGCAACAGTTATTCATTCATGCGATGTAGTGAACGATTTAAAGGCAACCGATAAAGACTACGCAGCACGTTTGCAAAGGTTGGAGGCGCGGGTTTAAATGCCTCCTAAGAAAAAAATAAGTC